CACCCAATCCTATTCCTAAAGCAGAAGCAGAAAAAATAAAACGTGACACAGCTAAAGCTGACACAAGTTCATTTAAAAACAAAGGAGCATCAACAGCGGCTAAATCTACTTCTCAAAGTGTTCCGGTCATGCCAGGTAAAGTTAAAGTAAAAGATTTACGTAGTTTAGCAAATGAATTATTTTCTAACGATAACTTACAGTATTATGAAGAAGATGGTACTATAATGTTTGACCAAAATGCTTTTAAGTCGTTAATGGCTTCTAGTTTACCAGACTCACTTAAAGCTGATTTCGACTCAGTTAACCGTGATAAAAATAATACTAAAGATCCATTAACAGGAGAAATAATTCCATATGGAAATAAAATAATTCCACCAACTTCTAAAATATACAAAACATTATTTACATTTAAAGACGCTTTTAAACCATGATAAATAACTTTGATTTAAAAAAATTCTTAGTAGAAAATAAAGTAACTTTAAATTCTCGTTTAAGTGAAGAAGAAGACTTTGAAGACTTTACTACAACTGCATCTCCAGAATGGAATGTAACATTCCTAAAGAAAGGAGATCCAATAACAAGAGACATGTGTTTAGATAATATTCCTATACATGATAGTCAATTTCCAGTTACAATTAAAGGATTTAGTAAAAACGCGGTTTTAATTCAAACCCCACCTACATATTCTCCTTCTGAAAAACAAGAATGGGTTGGATATGATCGTTTAAACAAATTACTTAAACCTGAGTTTCGTGTAAGATATAAATTTAAGTAAAAAATAAAGAAGCTTGGTTTATCAAGCTTTTTTTGTTATACTATAAAAAAATAAGGTTATGAAGCTCACAAAAGAAAACGACATTAGAGAACAAAAAGTAGACATTAAAAATAAATACTGTTATTTTTCTACTTCAACATCAATTCTTCCCCAAAAATATTTAGATTTTATTAACAGTGCTACGGCAATTTGTCCTAAACTTGTGTTAACAGGACAACTTTCATTTCACCTTTTGGGAATCGAAAATTATGACTTCCACACAAGAAAACCTGATTTAGACTTTGCCTTAACTGAACCTCTAACTTTAGAAGATCTTGATTTTTTAAAAGGATTCTTTGATTTAAAAATACTAGACAGAAATGGATACATTACAGACGACAGTAATGTTACTTTATTGAAAGGTAAATTAATTAGTTTTATTTACAAACAAGCTACACCCGATGAAATCATTATAGACATTTTTACAGAACAAGTTACTGATAATTTAGTTAATTTAATACCTGTCATTACAGTGTCTAGTGAGGACCCACATGTTATTTATATTCAACATCCTAAAATTGCTATTTCACATAAAGCATTGTATGCTTTTACAGAAAATTACCATAAAAAGAATAAACACAAAGATGATTTAATTGACTTACTTTGTAAAAATTATGGAGTGTTTACTAAAAAAATGGATTTTACGTCTTCTTTAAGAAGTAATTATCTTTATTTTTTAGAAGCCAAAAATGCAGGAAAACCTGTAGGCCTCGATTTTAAATTACCTTTTTAAATTAAAACTACATGACAAAAAAACACACGTTATTCGTTGAAAAGTACAGACCTTCAACCTTAGAAGGCTATTTAGGAAATGAATCGTTCATTCAAGATTTAGATGAATGGATCAAAAATCAAGACTTTCCTAATTTATTGTTACATGGAGGACCAGGTACAGGTAAAACAACTGCAGCTAAACTAATTATTAATAGTATTGATTGTGATTACTTGTATTTAAATTGCAGTGATGAAAATGGAATTGATGCTATTAGAGATAAAGTAAGACAATTTGCTTCAGCTGCTACCTTTAAAAAGTTAAAAGTTGTTATTTTAGATGAAGCTGACTTTTTGACGTTGAATGCTCAAGCAGCATTACGTAACATTATTGAAACCTTCAGTTTACATACTCGTTTTATCTTCACGTGTAATTTCGTAGAAAGAATTATTTCACCACTCCAGTCGAGACTAGCAAGTTATGCGCTAATATCGCCTACTCCTCGCCAAGTATACGATAGAATGGTGGCTATCTTACAAGAGGAAAATGTTGTATTTGTAGATAAAGAATTAGCACATATTGTTAAAACCTTTTATCCAGACATTCGCAAAGTATTGAACAATGTTCAAGCATGTATTAGAGACTCAAAGTTAAGCATTGAAGGTAAAAGTTTTACAAAGTCAAATTATGTTAAAGAAATTGTTGACTTAGTATTCAACAAAAACAAAGACTCATTTCAAAAAGTAAGACAAATTGTTGCAGACAATGGCACTAAAGACTTTACTGAAATTTATAGAGCTTTATATGATGCTACTTCTAGTGCTCAACAAATAATTATTATCGCTGAAGGCATACATAATAGTGTAAATTCACCTGATCGTGAAATTACATTTATGTCCACTATCAGTAAACTATTGTAAAATTTTATATCAAATAATATGAATACCCCTAAATTAAACGTATCGCTAGACAAAACAGTTCCTATTATGTGTGAAAAATGTGAAAACCAAACATTTTCAGAAGCTGTTATTTTAAGAAAAGTAAGTAGATTTTTGACAGGACAATCGGTAGATGGTTTAGTTCCAATTCCTATTTTTTGTTGTACAAGTTGTGGACATGTAAACGATGAGTTTATGCCAGCTGAATTAAGAAAAACAAATGACTCCGTTTGATTGGGTAAAACAAATCACAGTTGAAAAACGTGAATGGAATAGTTTTACTGAAGAAGAACAAAGTAATTTCAATCCATTCATTATAAATAAAGCACTTAGTTTCAATAAAGACTACATTCAAGTTGTTGAAATGGCTATGGTATATCCAATGCCTCCTCAAAAACTATATGAATTTTACAGAGACGTCATTCCTACAAAACCAATTTGGAGTAAGTGGGTAAAAGGTCAAGTAAATTTTGATGAAGAAGAGTTAAAATTCATTAGTGAATACTTTGAATGTAGCCAACGGGAATCAAAAGACATAGTAAATCTTTTGGATTCTCAAGTTAAAGATGTTATACTATTAGAAGTTAAAGGTTTGAAAGATGACAAAAAGAAGCGACGTGTACAACGTAACAATAGAAAAGAGTAATAGCCAAAGTGAAAAACCTAAAGTAGATAGTGTTGTTCAAACTATCGTTGAGAGATTTGAATCAAGAGCGGCTTTTGGAAGACAAAAATACGGTACTGATTTAGACAGAACTGATCTAAGTGTATTAGATTGGATTCAACACATTCAAGATGAGTTACATGACGGTATTCTTTATTTAGAAAAATTAAAACAGGTTTTGAATGGCAAAGTGGAAGAACCCAATAAGTAAAATCAAGTTGCATGAAGTTAATTATGCAACTGATAAAACTGTATCATACAGCCAATATGCTACTTGGAGAGCTTGTAATTATCAATGGTACTTAGCATATGCGCAAAATAATGCTGTTTATAGCCAAAGCATTCATACTGTATTTGGTACTGCCATCCATAATACTCTTCAGTATTACATTGATTACATATTCAACATTTCTGGTAAAAAAGCTGATGAGATTGATTTGGAAAGTTATTTCAAAACTCAACTTACGGAAGAATATAAAAAGGGACTTGTTCAAAACAAAAACCAACAATATTCCACACCAGACGAACTAAGAGAATTTTACGAAGATGGTTGTGAAATTATTAAAGCATTTAAGAAAGACAGAGTAAAGTGGTTTGGTTTAAGAGGTTGGAGACTAATTGGATGTGAAGTTCCTATTATTTATCCAATAGCTGAAAAAAGTAACTTATTCATGAAAGGTTACATTGATCTTGTTTTATATGATGAAAAATACGATCGATATTACATTTATGACATTAAAACCAGTACTAGAGGTTGGGGTGATAAAGAAAAGAAAAACCAAACTAAAATGCAACAAATTCTACTCTATAAAAAGTTTTATAGTGAATTGTATGGAGTAGATAAAGATAAGATTCATGTTGAGTTTATTGTGGTAAAACGAAAAGTTTGGGACAGTCCTGATTTTATTGTTCCTAGAACTCAAACAGTAACACCAGCAAGTGGTAAAACTAAAATGAAACAAGCTGAAAATGATTTTCAACAGTTTCTAAATGAATGTTTTACAAATGATGGAAAATATATTTTTGATAAAGAGTATCCTATGAACATAAGTAAAGACACTTGTACTTGGTGTCCTTTTAGTACTAATGGACTTTGCAACAAAGGAGAAAAAAAAGTTACATTCTTTGCATAGAGACATAAATACGGATATATTTATTATTAAACAAAATAATAAAATTTATGGCAACACCAGCAAAAGACAAAACACTTACTAGTTTAAAACTAGAACCCCAAGAATTTGATGATTTCAAAGTTATGTGTGTAAGAACAAAATTTTCTTTATCTAAATTAGTCGATCGTGCAATGCATTTGTATAATAATGACGAGAGCTTTAGAAAATTAATGCACAGTTATAAACACGAAGTTACCGGTTCCGCAATTTAATTAAATGAAAACAAGTTATATTCCAAAAGACAAACGTAAAAAGATTTTACTGTTAGGTGATGATCTTAGAATGCATAGTGGTGTAGCTACTATGTTACGAGAAATCGTTACAAAAACATCAAACCATTTTAACTGGATCCAATTAGCAGGAGCTATTAATCATCCTGAACAAGGAAAAAAGTTTGACTTAAGTCAAGCAACAAGAGACCAATTTGGCATTGAAGATGCTGATATTTCTCTTATTCCTATCAATGGTTATGGCAGCCCTCAGTTGATTAGAGACATGATTAAGATTGAAAAACCAGATGTTTTAATGATGATGACAGATCCACGTTATTATGTTTGGTTGTTTCAAATTGAAAATGAAGTAAGAAAACACATTCCTATTGTTTACTTAAACATTTGGGATGATTATCCTGCACCTCTTTACAATGAAGACTTTTACAGATCTTGTGATGGTTTTGCAGCAATTAGTAAACAAACTAAAAACATTAATAGAATCGTTTTAGGAGATGATGCTAAAAATAAAGTAATTAAATATGTTCCTCACGGAATTGATCATGGAATATTTAGACCTTTAACTGAATCAGATCCAGATTGGTCAAACTTCCAATCTTATAAAAAACGAGTTTTTGGAGATAAAGAATATGACTTTGTTTGGTATTATAATGCTCGCAATATTCGTCGTAAACAAACTTCTGACATGTTTGCAGCTTGGAATCAGTTCTGTGAAACAATAGGTCCTGAAAAAAGTAAAAAATGTTGTTTCTTACTTCATACTCAGATTTCTGATGAAAATGGAACCAATTTAGGAGCTGTTAAAGATTTGTTGATTGATGAAGAAAAACATGGAGATATTGTTTTTTGGGACAGTATAGTTTCTCCTCAAGAAATGAATTTCTTATACAACATGTCTGATTTGACTAGTTTATTGTCTTCAAATGAAGGTTGGGGATTGTCACTTACTGAAGCTATGATGTGTGGTAAGATGATTATGGCTACAGTAACTGGTGGAATGCAAGATCAAATGAGATTTACAGATGAAGATGGAAATTGGATTGAATTTGATGACAATTTCTGTTCAAATCATTTTGGAACTTATAAAACACATGGTGAATGGGCAATTCCATTATATCCAGCTTGTATGAGTATTCAAGGTAGTGTTCCTACTCCTTATATTTTTGATGATCGTTGTGATTTTAGAGATGCTGCTAAAGGATTAGTACAAGTATTTGAAATGGGCAAAGAAGAAAGAAATCGTAGAGGAATGTTAGGTCGTGAATGGGGTACAAGTGATGAAGCATTAATGACTGCTGAAAATATGGCTAAAAATATGGCTGATTGTATTGAAGCAACATTAGATAATTTTAAACCCCGCAAACCATACACATTTACAAAAGTAGAAGAATTACCAAAGAAAAAATTAAGACACAAATTAGTATATTAAGTTATGAAACAAAAACAATATGTAGTTATTAGTTGCCCTATAGACACATACAGTGGATATGGTTCACGATCACGTGATTTTGTAAAAGCCACTGTTGAAGCAAAAAAGGATGATTGGGATGTTTGGGTAATGCCACAACGATGGGGTGAAACACCTTGGGGATACATTCAAGACCATAAAGAAGAATGGGGATGGTTAGAACCAAAAATGTTGCCTTTTCAACAGCCTCTTACTCAAAAACCTGATGTTTGGATGCAAATTACAATTCCAAATGAATTTCAACCAATTGGAAACAATAACATTGGAGTAACAGCAGGTATTGAAACGACTCTTTGCCATCCTAGTTGGATTGATGGAATTAATCGTATGGATTTAACTTTGGTTAGTTCAGAACATGCTAAAAAAATATTTGAATTAACTCAAGCTGAAGAAAAAAATCCTAATGGACAAATCGTAAGAAAAATTCAATTACAAAAACCAGTTGAAGTCTTGTTTGAAGGTGTTGATTTAAATACATACTTTGAAATAAACAACGATGACCTACCAGAAACAGATTTAATCACGTCTCTCGACAACATTGACGAGAATTTTGCATTTTTATTTGTAGGACATTGGTTACAAGGTGAATTTGGTCAAGACAGAAAAAATGTTGGTCAAACTATTAAAATATTCTTAGAAACATTTAAAAATAAACATAATGCACCTGCTTTGGTTTTGAAAACAGCAGTCCACAACGGTAGTATTATGGATCGTACTGATGTTTTAAATAAGATTAATGCTATCAAAAATACTGTAAAAGCTAAAAAGTTACCTAACATTTATTTAATTCATGGAGAATTAGAAGAAGAAGACATGAATCATCTTTACAACCATCCTAAAGTAAAAGCAATGGTTAATTTTACTAAAGGTGAGGGTTTTGGTCGTCCTTTATTAGAATTTAGTGTGTTTAAAAAACCAATTATTGCTAGTGGATGGTCAGGACACATAGACTTCTTAAATCGTGAATTTGTTAGTTTAATTGAAGGTAGACTTCAACCAATTCATCAATCAGCTGTAGTAGAAAATATTCTAATCAAAGAAAGCAGTTGGTTTGAAATTGATCCGGTATCTGCATCACAGAAAATGGTTGATGTTTGGACTAATTATAAAAAATATGAAGTTGGATCTAAACGTCAGTCTCATTTTGTTAAGTCAACTTTTAGTTTTGAAAAAATGGTTGAAAAAGTGAGTGAATATTACAACAAATACGTAAAAGAAACCCCTAAATTAATATTACCAACATTACCTAAACTAACAAAAATTAATTAATATGGAAGATAAATTAGTAAAATGTGAACATTGTGGTAGTGACATGTGTTATGCTACTCAAATAAATGAAACTGCTTGGAGTTACAGCTGTATGGGTTGTGGGTTTAATGCTAATGATATTATAAAAGAAGGAGAATTTAATATAGAACAATTTGAAGAAATTTTTCCTGAACTTTATAAAGATCTTAAGTATGTAGATAGTGAAAAAAGAGTCTGGTATCCATTAGTAGTTCAAAATGAAAATGGAGTTGTTTTTGTTGATGGAAACAGTAAAGAAAATTGGGGTTGGGGTGCTATTAAAAATAGACCTTTAACTGAAGAAGAAAAACAAGTTTACATTAACGAAAATAAAGAAGTACCTCCTTATAAGTCAGATAGCAGTACTTTAGAACATTTCGGAAAAATGGGATTTTTGAAAGCTCTTAATTATCTTGAAGTTATATGATAAATTTTAGTTTTGCTATTACAGTTTGTAATGAAGCAAATGAATTAGAAAGACTACTAAATCAACTAAAAAGTTGTGTTATAGAGAATGATGAAATCATTATTCAAGTTGATAACACAAATACAACAGATGAAGTTTTTAAAGTAGTATCTAATTTTGAGGGTGTTTATAGTCCAGTAGTTTCTAGAAAAAAGAAAATCATAACTCCCGTTACTAAAGCATTTAGTGATTTGAACGATGATTTTTCTGCTTTCAAAAACAATATTAAAAAACATTGCACAAGAGACTACATATTTTTTATAGATGCTGATGAAGAAGTAAGTCAAGATCAAATTCATTTAATTCGAGAAATTGCAAACATGAATCCAGATTTTGACTGCTTTCTAGTTCCTAGAATCAATACAGTAGAAGGGTTAACTCAACAACATATTGAAAAATGGGGATGGAAAGTAGAAAATGGGAGAGTTAATTGGCCTGACTATCAATTTAGAATTTGTAAAAACGTTCCTGAAATTATTTGGGAAGGCAAGGTACATGAAAGACTTGTAGGCTATAAGAATGCCACTCCACTTCCAGCAGAAGATGTATTAGCATTAGGACATCATAAAACAATTCAAAAACAAGAACAACAAAATAATTTTTATGGCACAATCTAGTCCTTTAACTTTTTGTATTAGTACATACAATAATTTAGAGTATTTAAAATTAGCTGTTGAATCTGTTAGAAAAAACAGCTTTTATAAAAATGCTCCTTTTATTGTATATGCTGAAAATTGTAACGATGGAACTGATGAATGGCTAAATGATGCCAAAGACCAGTATAATCTTGAATGTTATGTAGAAAAAAATAATATTCCTAAAGGTATTGGTGGAGGAATGAATTTATGTGCTGATAAAGTAAAAACAAAATACATAATGTTTTTACACAGTGATTTTTATGTAGGTCATTTTTGGGATTTAGCTTGTATTGAAGAATTGGAAAAACACAGTATTCCTACTTGGGTATTCAGTCATAGAATAGAACCAGACATGTTTGGAAATGGATCAAGTAGACCAGGAACAATTATTGTTCCTAAAGATACTTTTGGCGCTTATTACCACGATTTAGACAAAGAAACTTTAGAAGATTGGATAGATAGTTTCACCAGTCAAAATAACTTTACTATTCCAAAAGCTGAAGGTGTAAGTGGACTAATTAAAAAAGCAGATTGGGATAAAATAGGGGGAAATGATTCACAATTTTCCCCTACATCTTGGGAAGACATGGATTTGTTTTTAAGAATGAAACAAGAAGGTTATCAATTCATTTTAACAAGTAAATCTATGGTTTGGCATTTTGGAGCTAGAGGATCACACAGATTAGAAGAAAATGGAAATAAGTCATCTCAAAGGCAAGTTATTGCTGAAAGAGACAATGCCATGAAATTTTACAATAAGTGGGGTGGAATGCCACTATTTGATGAGTATGGTATGATTAAATCAATTTCAAATGGATAATAAATACAAACATAAAATAATTTTATTATGTAAATCGTTTAATGGTGATTTAGAAAGAGCAAATGTTCTTTTTGAAAGTATTAAAAAACATAATAAAGACAATATTCCTTTTTACTTTCAAATTCCAAAGTCAGACTTAAAATTATTTCAAGATAAGATGGGAACTGATGGGTATGAAGTAGTATTTGATGAAGATTTAACAGACTTAGTAAATACCCAATCTCATTTTACTCAACAGCTTTATAAAATGGAATTTTATAAAACAAATATTGCTGAGTATTATTTTACCATAGATTCAGATATGTATTTTATTAGAGATTTTTACTCAACTGAATTCATTAATGAAAATGGGATACCATATGTTACAATGCATGAAAATAAAGCATTAAGAGAATATTCTTACAATATTAAAGGAAACAATATTATAAATGAATGGTGGGTTGGAGAAAGAAATAAAATTCCTGAATTATTTAGCCGTAAAGGGAAATTATATGATTATTCATGTTCAGCAATTTTGTACATTTCAGAAGTTTTTGAAACGTTGTATAAAGAATATTGTGAACCAAATAAACTTACTTTTTTAGATTTATTAAAGTTTCAAAGTTCTGAAAATACATGGTATGGTGAATGGATACTTTATAAAGAATTTAAGTTTTATCCTTGTGAACCTATGTTTAAAACGTTTCATTATCCATTTCAATATCAACTATCAAAACAATTGGGACATACAGAAGAAATGTTAAGTCAAGTTTATTTAGGAATTACAATGCAGTCAAATTGGGGATCACCTTTAAAATATGAATAATATGCAACTACATTTACACCAATCACCCGATCATATTAGTGATACTATACGATCTGGTAAATTTTATGAATATTTGATATTTCTTCAATTTGAACCAAATATTCCAAAATATGGAACATTTTTAGATATTGGAGCAAATATAGGAAACCATTCAATGATGTTTAGAGAACATTTTAATAACAAAATAATTTCATTTGAAGGTAATCCATTAAATTATGTGTTACTATATAAAAATACAACACAATTAGTAGACATTAAAAGTATATGTGTTGGATTAAGTAATAAATCAGGATTAACTGAATTTTGTTATGATTTTGAAAATTTTGGAGGTGGTGGTATTTTTCCTCATCTTGAAAATAAATTTAGCACCATACCAGTATATTTAACTACGTTAGATAGTTTTAAGTTTGATGATATAAGTTTTATAAAAATGGATGTGGAAAATCACGAAATGCAAGTAATTGAAGGAGCTTTAAATACTATTAAAATAAATAAACCTACTATTTGGATTGAAGATTTTTTCTATAATATTGATAAAACAAAATCACCTACTGAGTATCTTATTAATGAATTGAATTATAAATTAATTGACCAAAATGAAAGTAATTTTTTATTAAAATATGAATAATAAAATTCACCCCACTGCTATTATTGAATCTAATGTAAAAATAGGTTCAAACAACTATATAGGACCTTTCTGTTATATAACAGGAGATACTATTATTGGAGATAATAATCGTTTTGAGGCGTATTGTTCAATAGGAACATCTGCTGAACATAGAGATTATTTCAACACTACAGATGGTAAAACAGTAATAGGAAACAATAATGTTTTAAGAGAATTTACAACAGTTAATGCCGGAACAAAATCCCCTACAATCCTTCATAATAATATTGTTATGTTAAGAAATAGTCATGTTGGTCATGATAGTATAGTAGAAGACTTAGTAAATTTATCTTGTAATACTTTAATTGGTGGTCATTCTTATTTAATGACAGGATGTAATTTTGGGTTAGGAAGTATATGTCACCAGTTTAGTGTTATTGGTGCATTTTCAATGATTGGAATGGGAAGTATTATTACTAAGTCTTCTAAAATCATCCCAGGAAATGTTTATGTTGGATCACCAGTTAAATTATTAAAACAAAATATTGTTGGTTTAGAAAGAAATAATATAGATGAATCAAAATTAAATAAATTAATAGAAAAATATAATACGTTATGCCAGAAATAGTAAGAAGTATTTTTGAAGGTTATGTAAAAGAAACCTTTAATTTAGAAGACTGCATTGCAGTAAACAACGGAACAAGTGCTTTAATAGCACCTTTATGGTCAATGAATTTACAACATGGTGATGAGGTAATAACAACTCCATTTACGTTTATTGCTACGTCAAATGCAATTATTATTGCAGGAGGAACACCAGTTTTTGTTGACATTGATCCAACAACTCTACTGATTGATGTAAATAAAATTGAACAAGCCATAACTTCAAAAACAAAAGCAATTATGCCTGTTCATTTATATGGAAGAATTTGTGAAATGGATAAAATAAATGAAATTGCTAAAAAACATAATTTAATAGTAATTGAAGACACAAGCCAATCATTTGGAGCGCAAAACCAAGAAAACCAATATGCAGGAATGATGAGTGATTGCGGAACATTTAGTTTTTACAAAACAAAAAACATTTCAACATTTGAAGGTGGAATGATTTGTATTCCGAAAAATTCAAAATTAGATGCAAAGAAAATTAGAAGTATTTGTAATCAAGGACAAGATGGTAGATACAACCACGTTCATATTGGGTTTAATTTTAGATTAGCCGAACCATTGTGTTTAATGGCCTATGAACAAATGAAGTTACATATGACTGGAATAAAAGCAGAATTAGGATTAAGAGGTCCAAACCAAGGTCATTATCCAAACGTAGTATATGACCAACCAGCATATATTGAAAAAGGAATTACAGGTAACTGCCCTATTGCAGAAGAAATAGCAAGAAAAATTAAAAACAATGAAACAGTATAAAGTAGGTATTGTTGGGTGTGGAGTAATTTTACCCAGACATTTAGAAGCAATTGAAGCAAATAGTAACTTTGAATTAGTTGCTGTTTGTGATATTCAAAAAGATTTAGTAAAGAGTATAGCTAAAAAATTAAAAGTTAAAGCATATACTGATTTTGAAGAAATGATTTTAAGTAAAACAGTTGATTTTGTAACTATAGCAACCCCCAATTCACTCCATTATGATCAAGCACTATTTGCACTAAATAATAAATGTGATGTACTAGTAGAAAAACCAGTTGCTTTTACTAAAGAAGAAATAGAAGATATCATTAAAGTAGCTAACGATAACAATCAAAATGCTTACTGTGTTTTACAAGTAAGATTAAATCCAACAGTTCAATTATTAAAAGAAGTTTTAAAAGAAAACTTACTAGGAGACATTAGAGGTGTTAATTTTATTCAAAGATGGCAAAGACCATTAGAATATTTTACAGGATGGAGAGCTGAACCTAATATTGGTGGTGGAACCTTATATGAATGTGGAATTCATTATTTAGATGTATTACAATATGTTTTTGGAAAACCAGAAGTTGTTGGGAGTAAAACATATGAAGTAAAACATAATGTAGGAATTGAAGACACAATATATGCTATTTTCGATTTTGGTAATTATGGTGGTACTTGTGAAGTAACAATAGCCTCAGAACCTAAAAATTTAGAGTGTTCAATAAGTATTTTAGGATCAAACGGATACATTAAATTAGGAGGTAAGGCATTAAATATAATTGAATCAGCAGATTTTTTATCTCATGGATCTCAAATAAAATTTGGAGATTTAGAAAAATCTTATTATATTAATACTGAACCAAATAGTTATGGATCTTATCAAGGATCATGTCCAAACCATCCATTTGTTTACTCAAACTTAAATGAATTTAAAATGGAACAAACTAAAAATGTAATTTTATTAATAGATGAAATTTATCAAAAATCAAACATCCAATATAGAAAATAAACTATGAATATTGATCTTAAAGGAACAAAAATAGTAGAAATTCCATTCATGTTAGAACAACTAGATGGAGACACATCAAAAAGTATTCTTATTATTGGAGAATGTAAAGGTGGAACAGAAGGTATTAGTGAAAGTTTATTAGAATTAGGTTATAACAATGTAACTACAACAGACATTTTACCTACCGAACCAGACAGTTGGTTAAGACAAAATACTGATTGGAAACACATTCAAGCTGATTTTATTGAATTTGATGAAACAATAAAATATGATTACGTTATCAGCATTTCAGTATTTGAACATTTTGGATTTTGGTTTGCTGGAGACAGAATGTTTGATGGAAAGTTTGCTGAAGATGTTATTAGGTGGAATCACGATATTGTAGGAATAAAAAAAGCAGCTAATTTGTTAAAAGACAAAAACAGTAAATTAATCATTACTTTACCTGCTGGTCCATATATGAATTATGAAAAAAACGGTTACCCATTTTTAAGAGGTTATGATTGGAATCGACAACAATTAATTAAAACAATTATGAATGAAAAAGACTATTCATTAAATAATGAAAAATTCTATTATTCTGAAGATTTTATAAATTGGGATGAAGTAGACCGTAAATTTAACCACCCTGATTATTATGGGTATTACAACTCAATAACTCCAAATGTGATTTGGGGACTAACAATCCAACAACAATAATATGATTTCAATAGTTATACCATCTCACAATAATTTAAGACACTTAAAAAATGCTTACGAAAGCATTAAAAAACATGCACCTCAAGCTGAAATTATTCTTTATGATGATGCTTCAACAGATGGAACTTGGGGTTGGATGTTACAAACAGCTACATTAGATAGAAATTGTAAAATACTTAAAAGTGATGTGCGTGTAGGTCACACCGTATTATATGATAAAGGCATTAAAGCGGCTACAAATGAAATTGTAGGTATAATGCATGCTGATATGATTATGGGTCCTAACTATGTTGAAAACTGTATTAAACACTTAAAACCAGAAACTGTAGTATGTGGTACTAGAATTGAACCACCACTTCACCCTTCAGGACCTGAAAAAATTGTTCAAAACTTTGGTTTAGATTTTGATAGTTTGAACATTGGAGACTTTGAAGAGTTTGTAAATATTGTTCAATCTAAACATAAAGATCAAACAACAAATGGAATGTTTGCTCCGTGGGTAATCTATAAAAGTGACTTTGAACGAATAGGAGGACACGATTGGGGTTTTGCTCCATTTCCTTATGAAGACAGTGACATTTTCCAAAGATGGATTTTAGCAGGTTATAAGTTAATACAAAGTAGAGATGCATTTGTTTATCATTTGACTTGTAGAGGACACAGATGGACTGGGGAAATTGGAAAAAATGATGATTATTTTACTCAAGCTGAACAAAAAGCAAGACAATATTACATCAAGAAATGGGGAAGTTGGATTAAAAATGACGAATATCAGTATCCTATCTTAACACC